GGCGCGACTGGGAGGAGCGTGCTGGCGAGTACGTGGGCTCGGTCAAGCGGTTCTCCGAGCTGATGGCCACCCGCAAGTTCGAGAAGTGCCGCTTGACCGGAGGTGCTCGCGCGCTCGCCGGCATCAGCCTCAGACCGAAGCCTCCGAGCGACACCTATCGCGGCGGCTACCCCTATCGAGACGACTGACGAGGGGTCGAGTGACGGATCTGACAGGTCTGGTGATTAACCCCTCACGCGTGCGCGTACACGCACGATAGGGAGACAACCGTCGAACCTGTCGCATCCGTCACTCGCCCCGGCAACGGAGCAATTGATGAACACGACGATCCTGGCCCTGGACCTGGGCACACACACCGGATGGGCGCTGTTCCATCTGGATGGCACGATCACCAGCGGCACCGAGCACTTCAAGCCGCAGCGTTTCGAGGGCGGCGGCATGCGCTTCCTGCGCTTCAAGCGCTGGCTTGCCGAGCTGCTTTCCGCGAGCGGTCACATCAATGCGGTGTTCTTCGAGGAAGTGCGCCGCCATGCGGGCGTCGATGCGGCGCACGCCTACGGCGGCTTCATGGGACACCTGACCGCCTGGTGCGAGCACCACAACATCCCGTACCAGGGCGTTCCGGTTGGCACGATCAAGAAGCACGCGACCGGCAAAGGCAATGCTGGCAAGGACGACATGATCTTGTCCGTCCGCCAGCGTGGCCATGCCCCGGCCGATGACAACGAGGCGGACGCCCTGGCCCTGCTGCACTGGGCTGTTCAGACGCAGGAGGTGTGAGATGAAGCTTCCCACACCGACCTACCGTTGTCCCCTTGGGCGCCTGCAGCCTGAGCCTGTGGACATCGAGGCTTTGAAGCAGCGTGGCTGGCGTGACCAGCACGTCCTCGTGGTCAAAGAGTCCGACGAGCGGCTGGACTTCGTTGAGCGGGAGTCCGTTCGTCGCATCGGCGAACGCCTCTACGGCAAGGGGGGCATGCGTCATGGCTGACCGTTACACCACCTGGACGATGGAGGACGTGGCGGCACGCTTCGAGGAAGCCGCGACCACCGGACGACGCCTGCCCCCTGTGCGCGTGCAGGGCTACTTCAACACGTGGCCTGCGTTCGTCCGCAAGGAGTGGGAGGCCTTCGCAGCCGACGAGAAGGTCTACCGCCCCTTCCCACCGAGCCCCGAGGCGGTGGACCGGATGCTGGAGACGATGCGCTGGGTGCAGTGGCTGGAGGTCGAGCAACGCCACCTGGTGTGGATGCGCGCCAAGCGCTACGGCTGGCGCGACATCACGATCCGCTTCGCTTGCGACCGAACGACGGCATGGCGGCGCTGGCAGAAGGCTCTGCAGACCGTCACCGACCGGTTGAACTGCCTCGGGTTGAGGCCGTAGTGTTTTGGCGGAATTGGGAGGGCGTGGTCTGCAACCAGCGGGCGTGAGCGGCGAGATGCGGCTTTGGCCTGTGCAACAAAACCGGCAGGTTGGCCGTAGTATTTCGGCTATCTTCTGGACAGAGCTGACCTCGAAGGGCAGCGGCCCAGGCAAAAGGGGTCCTTCCTTCCGAAGATGCCATGCGGGGGGCGCGAGCGCGGCATTCGCCTAGCGTCCGACTGCAAACCCAGGTTTGCAGGGTTTGCAGGTTTGCACCCCGGCTCATCCAGCCCCGCCAGTGATCGCATCACTGTCCCGACGCCTCCCTCGCGGAGGCGTTTCTATTTCCTCGGCCCGCGACAGGTTGCCTCCTTGCCTGTCCGGGCCGTTTTCATTCGAGGCTCCGATCCTGAACATGCTCAACGTCGACTACCGCAAGGTCGAGACGCTGATCCCCTACGCCCGCAACCCGCGCACGCACTCCGACGCTCAGGTGGCAAAGATCGCCGCGAGCATCGTCGAGTACGGCTGGACCAACCCGGTGCTGGTCGACGGCGATAACGGCGTCATCGCCGGCCACGGCAGGCTGGCCGCCGCCCGCAAGCTCGGCCTGGACGAGGTGCCGGTGATCGAGCTGGCCCACCTGACGCCGGCGCAGAAGCGCGCCTATGTCATCTCCGACAACCGCCTGGCGCTCGAAGCCGGCTGGGACGAGGAACTGCTAGCGCTGGAACTGGCCGAGCTGTCCGAGGCCGGCTACGACCTGGCACTGACCGGACTCGACGAGGCCGAGGTCGAGGCGCTGCTCGCGCCCGAAGCCGCCGACGCCGAGTCGGATGCCGATGCGGATGCGGAGGATGCGGCCGACGATGTGCCCGACGCACCGGCCGTCCCGGTCTCCCGGACCGGCGACATCTGGGTGCTGGGCAAGCACCGTCTGATCTGCGGCGATGCCACCGACGCACAGGTGGTCGCCACGCTGATGCAAGGCGAGGCGGCCGCACTGTGCTTCACCTCGCCGCCCTATGGCAACCAGCGCGACTACACCAGCGGCGGCATCGCCGACTGGGACGGTCTGATGCGCGGGGTGTTCGCCAGCCTGCCGATGGCCGCCAGCGGCCAGGTGCTGGTCAACCTCGGCCTGATCCACCGCGACAACGAGGTTGTCCCGTACTGGGACAGCTGGCTCGCTTGGATGCGCAAGCAGGGGTGGCGGCGCTTCGCCTGGTACGTGTGGGACCAGGGCCCGGGTATGCCGGGCGACTGGGCAGGCCGCTTCGCCCCGAGCTTCGAATTCGTCTTCCACTTCAACCGAGCGAGCCGCAAGCCGAACAAGATCGTGCCCTGCAAGCACGCCGGGCAGGAGTCGCACCTGCGCGCCGATGGGTCGTCGACCGCCATGCGCAGCAAGGATGGCGAGGTCGGCGGCTGGACGCACGCTGGCCAGCCCACGCAGGACACGCGCATCCCTGACTCGGTGATCCGCGTGATGCGCCACAAGGGCAAGATCGGCCAGGGGATCGACCACCCGGCTGTGTTCCCGGTGGCGCTGCCCGAGTTCGTCATCGAGGCCTACACCGACGCAGGCGACATCGTGTTCGAGCCCTTCGGCGGCAGCGGCACCACGATGCTGGCCGCCGAGCGCACCGGTCGGACGTGCCGCACCGTCGAGGTCGCACCCGAATACGTGGACGTCGCCGTGCGCCGCTTCCGGCAGAACCATCCGGAGGCGCCGGTGACACTGCTCGCGACCGGCCAGTCCTTCGACGAGGTGGCGGCCCAGCGGCTGGCGCCTGAGGAAGTCGCGGCATGACGGCTTCCTGGCTGGCCGACAAGATCGAGCAATGGCCGACCGCCAAGTTGCTGCCGTATGCACGCAACGCGCGGACGCACTCAGACGCTCAGGTCGCCCAGATCGCGGCGTCCATTGCCGAGTTCGGCTTCACGAACCCTATCCTTGCCGGAAGCGACGGGGTGATCGTCGCCGGGCACGGGCGTCTCGCAGCGGCGCAGAAGCTCGGCCTCGAGGTGGTCCCGGTTGTGGTTCTCGACCACCTGAGTCCGACGCAGCGCCGGGCCCTGGTGATCGCCGACAACCGCATCGCCGAGAACGCGGGCTGGGATGACGCCATGCTGCGGGTCGAACTGGCGGCGCTGGCCGACGAGAACTTCGACCTCGCGATCACCGGCTTCGACGCCGACGCGCTGGCCGAGCTGATGGCCGGCGATGAGCCCGACGCCGAAGGTCAAACCGACGACGATGCGGTGCCCGAGGTTGCCGAAACCCCGGTCTCGCGCCCAGGCGACGTTTGGATGATGGGCCAGCACCGGTTGCTGTGCGGCGACTCGACCGTCGCCGAGAGCTATGACCGCCTGATGCACGGCGAGGTGGCGGACATGGTCTTCACCGACCCGCCCTACAACGTCAACTACGCCAACAGCGCGAAGGACAAGATGCGCGGCAAGGACCGCGCGATCCTGAACGACAACCTGGGTGACGGCTTCTACGACTTCCTGCTGGCTGCGTTGACGCCGACCGTCGCCCATTGCCGGGGCGGCATCTACGTGGCGATGTCCTCCAGCGAACTCGACGTGCTGCAGGCCGCCTTCCGCGCCGCCGGTGGCAAATGGTCGACCTTCATCATCTGGGCGAAGAACACCTTCACCCTGGGTCGCGCCGACTACCAGCGCCAGTACGAGCCGATCCTGTACGGATGGCCCGAGGGGGCGCAGCGCCACTGGTGCGGTGACCG